TCCTAGAAAGTTGCGGTGGCCAGCCCAGCTTTCGATCCCGACTAGGGATGTTTTGATCCAAGTAGAAGTAGATGTACATGAGATGAGAAGGCCCAGGGGATTAGCTATCCTCTGGGCCTTTTCTATTTCAACTAGTAATTTTGCTCTTTGTTCCAGACATGGAGCCTCAGACGGTGCTCAGCATCTCTCCAGAAGGGGCCATCTTCATACTCGACCCAGCCGTCACTCCCGCAAGTATGAGGTTTTCGTAAGATACCTCTTGTCCCCCCATCTCCGTGCCCTTGATTGAGAGCTTGAATCCGAACTCGGTAGCCAATTCCCTCATCTTGGCTCTGAACTGAGTGGATCCAACAGGCCTCGCAGATCCCGGCCCGACGCAGAAGGACCAATATGCTTGATAGAGCTTGGTTTCCGGTACGAACGTGGGGGTCGAAGTCTTCGACCCAGCGGACGCCACTTCTCGGAGAGCGGAAATCCGCACCTTCCCGCTCTCCATGAGAAAAAAACGTACGCTGTTATTCAGATTCGCCACTTCACGCATGGTCTGCTTGTGCGACGCCGGGATCGTGAACTCGTTATGTGCCTTCAACCGCACCATCGACTGAACAGCCCAGGCGACGATAGCTTCACGCTCCTCGACCACGATCGTGTCACCGAGATCGAGCCGACGCTCACTGGCCTTCACCGGCTTGTTGAACTGGAGCACCAGCCAACGACGGTTGAAACCCTCGGACGTGTCTTCAGTGCGCGGGTAGTGATTCGATGCAAACCAGTGCGTGCAGACCGGCGTGAATCGGAAAATCTGCCCACCCTTGAGCTGGCCGCTCATCTCAGCACCGTCGATAATGTCCTTGAACCGCTGGCCGTCGACAGTCTTCTTCTCCGACAGCTCACCAGCCACATTAATGATCTTCTCGAACATCTGGGTCGGCAGAAACTTGTCGCTCCACTCGTTCGGCGGCACCGCGGAACGAGCTGAGTCTGGCACGAGCGACTGCGCGATCTTCAGCAGCTGGCTCTTGCCCGATTTCGGCGCTCCTTGGAGCAAAATCGCACGTTGATAACGCGGCCCGAGGCCGAAAAGCGTCACCGCGAAGGCTTCCTGGAGCGCGGCGACCTTGTCCACGTAGTCTTCGTCGTCACCCCAGCTCTTGCGCAGAAACTCGAAAAACAGGTCCGATTTACCAGCCAATTCGGGCAAATAGCGGAACGGCAGCGTGTACGTCATGCCGTAGCCGGGGTCGTGCGCCAGCAATTTCAGGTCTTCGGTGAGAAAACCATTCGCGAAGTTAATGCCCTTCACGTCGAGCGTCTTAATTCCCTGCGTCATCAGCATTTTCATGACCTGATAGACGCCCTTGATGTCGTTGAACTTCTTGCACGCGGCGAGATGGCCGTAGTCCGAGCTGATCTTCGACATGACATACTGGTCCTCGACCTTGGCCCAGTGAGAACCCGCCCACTTCCAGACGAACCCGTTATGGCAGCGCAGTGCATACAGCTGCTCCAGGTCTTTGATCACGGCGCGCGCGATCTCCGACTGGTCCTGGCCCTTGATGTCCCCCATGCGCAGCTCTTTAATGCGCGCCTTGAGGCTCGAAACCTTGACACCCATACCACCGCTCTGCGCGATGAACTCAAGCAGCCGGTCCTCTTCGAGCTTGTTCAGCCCCGTCGTGGTCGCCACCTTGTGCAGCGCCTTGTCGATTGACGACGCGCGCTGCGGGCTGTCCTTCGGAAAGCGCTCGAATTCGTCGATCAGGAACGTCTTCAGGTCTTCAAACTTCCACTCTTCCTGCTCCTTCGTGAAGTCGAGTCCCCAGCGCTCCTTCTCTTCTGCCGTCAGGCCTTCGTCCCAGCCAGTCGGCAGCACCTTCTGCTTCTCGAACACGTCGCGCTGGAGGAACTTCAGCATGTTCGAGACGTGCTTGTCCACGTCGATCGGGTCGCCCGCGACGTTCTCGACGAAGTCGGCCGCGTATGCCTGAAGCATCCCGATGGCCTCTTTAACCGTGCGGTCTCCGCGCAGAACCGCGTACGCGAAGAGTCCCGCGCGCTCGGTCAGCGACGTGTCGCGCGAGCCGGCCGACGCGTAGTCAACCACGCGCGTCCAACCGCTGTGCGACAGCTCGACACCGGCCTCGGTGAGCGCCGCGCGCAGCAGCGCCTCGATGTTGTCGTCGAGCGGGACGAGGTTCTTATGAACGTCGACCAGCTCGCAGTTCGCCTGATACGGCATCTTCGTATCAGGGTGGATCGACGGCGGCAGCACGGACTGCGTACGTGCCGACAGCATTTCGCAGATCGTCTCACCGCTGGTGTTCTTGATCCGGAACGTCTTCAGGCCCGAGAAGCGATAGGCCAGCATGAAGCCCTTCTTCCCGATACGTTTCCACGGCGACGGCGGCAACATCTGCTCGATCACGTTGATCAAGCGCAGGTCGTCCGTGTCGATGTCCATCATGACGATGCCCGACTGCGGCCCGAGCACGATGCCGATGTTCCCATCGCGGCACTGCTCGATCCACGCGCTCTGCTGTTCAGGCTCGACCGGGTGATCGAAGTAACGCGACCAGTCATTCGGGACCGGCTTCTTTTCCATCGGATACAGCGGGATGACCGGCAGGCCAGCGGCGTAATACCGTGGCGCGGTCAGCGCAAACACTGGTTGGCGTTCGATTTTCATGCGTTCTCATCTGTGGTGGTGATCGAAGCATCATCCTCAGTGGCAGCTGAGCGGGTGATGGCGCTTCGGAGTCTTTCCATGACCTCTGTACGCTGGTCAATCGACAGAGTGTCTTCCATGATCGCGAGCACGGTGTCTTGGAAGTCCTTGATCTGCTTGACTCCCAGCGCGCGCTCGCGAGCATTGACCAGTCGTTCAAGCAAACTGGTCGCAGTACGGAAGTAGGCCATGCGCTCGGACTGATCCGACGCGCCGATGGTCTTACCGTAGCTCTTCAGCTCGCTGAAGACCGTATAGAGGTCAACAGCCAGCGTTGAATCAATCTCATCCTCAGAAATCGGAGTTGAGGGCTTCTTCTCTTCAGTCGACTCGGCCAGCGGCTTCTGCCAACCCTGTCGGAAGGAGATGACATCGTTAATGACGCGCTTGATCTTGTCGTCGTACGGGCACTGCGGATCTTTCAGATATTCGCTGTCCTCACTGGCCAGAGTGATGACGGTGTGCAAGGCCCAGCCGACGAGTTCGTCGATGTGGGGATAGTGAAAGTCGCTCATGGCTTTTCTGTGGTGGTCAGAGGAGTGCAAGAATATAGTGTCCTTCTTCACATAAAAACGAAAATCGACGCGATTATCAGATAAAGATCGTTTTCTATCGTCTGATTGCGCACATACAGGTTTTCTTTGTGTTGCGCGCACCGCTCAGTGAGAATAGCGCCTGTTTCTTAGGCCCACTCATGAGTAATCAGTACCTACAGCAACTCCTCGATCGCGCAGCGAATCGCTGGTCAACCGACCGGGCGTCGATGACCTATGGGGAGTGGATGTGTACGAATACGCACCTGAACGATAAGAAGTTCAGCTTCAAGCGCTACCCTTTCCAGCGCGCAATTGCCGACGACATGAGTCCGTCGCTCGATTGCATCAAGCCGTCTCAGGTGGGCCTCACCGAGCTTCAGATCCGCAAGACGCTGGCGTTCATCGCCCGCGCGCGCGGCGTGTCGGTCATCTACACGCTGCCCGACGAGAAGATGATGGAGCGGATCGCCAAGGGCCGTATTCGCCCGATCGTCGACGAAGAGAAGGTCTTCAATCTGGAGTCGATCGGCAACACGAAGCCCACGCGCACGAACGAAATCATCCAGGTCGGCAAGAGCTTCATGTACATCACCGCTGCCGGTGAAGGCGCGGCGACCTCGATCTCGGCCGACATGGTCGTGAACGACGAAGTGGTCCTGACCGATCAGGCGATGCTAGCCCTCTTCAGCTCGCGCCTGCAAGGCTCGGACTACCGAATCGGCCACCGCTTCTCGACGCCGACGCACACCGACTTCGGCATCGACCAGTCGTTCAAGATCACGGACCAGATGGAGTACATGCTCAAGTGCTCCCACTGCAACCACTGGCAGGTTCCGGACTTCGAGCGGCCCTTCGTGCGGATCCCCGGTCTGCCCGAAGACAAGCCGTTCGAGGAGATCGAGCTGTCGATGATCGACTCGGGCCTGATCGACCTCGACACGTGCAGCCTCCATTGCGAGCACTGCGGCGGGGCGCTCAACCTCGGCGACCACGAGCGGCGCGAATGGGTCGCGAAGTACCCGCGCCGCAAGGATTTTCGCGGCTACCGAGTGCGGCCTTTCTCAACTGAACGTCTGGGACCGAAGTACATCATCGAGCAGCTGCTCAAGTACAAGCGCCTGAACTTCATTCGCGGCTGGTACAACACCGTGCTCGGGCGCTCGTACACAGGCGGCGACCAGCGCCTGACCGACGCCGACATCGAGCCGGCGTTCACTGGCGACGCGCTCAAGCGCCCGCCGATCCCCGGCGTGCCGGCGTGGCTCGGCATCGACATGGGCCAGACCTGTCACATCGTCGTCGGCCAAGGCTACGACGTGAACTCGATCGAGATCCGTGAATTCCTGGCCGTGCCCGCCTCGCGCCTCGCCGAAGAGGTCCAGCGAATCATCGCCGAGTACCGCGTCGTCGCCGGCTCGGGCGACCGCCACCCGTACACGCCGACGATCGAGGCCGCGCGCGACCTCACGCACGGTCGGCTGCTGCCGAACGAGTACCGCGGTCAGAAGGAAGTGAATCTGATCAAGGACGCGGCGGGCGAAGTGCTTTACATGCAGACGAACCGCACGATCCTGCTCGACGAGGTCGCGCGCGTCTTCCGCCTCCGCAAGATCCGGTGCTCGGGCTACGGCACGCAAAAGGCCGTGATCTTCGAGCACCTGAAGGACATGGTTCGTAACGAGGAACCGGAACAAGAAGCTGAGTGGAAGAAGTTGAACGGC